ACATTTTGCGAATGGTCCGGTAATCGCGGAGCTTGAAATATGCCCACGGCGGATTACCGGCACCAATCGCCTTGAACGCATTAGCGATGATCGGGAAGTCGAAGTCAGAGCCGTTGGCCCAGACCTCGTCGACTTGGCCCCAGTCGAGCCACGTAGCCAAATCGATCAACACGCGGTCGAGTGGTAGGGAAGCGTGCTTGAAAATATTACGCGCTTCCGCGGACTGCTCCATCCACCACTCGATAGTGTTGCCGCTCACGGTAAGCCCGTGCTTGAGGCACGAGTCAATGTCGATTCGTTCGTGGAACCGACGGCCAAGAGTTGTATCATCGAATTCGACTGCGCCGATTGACAGAATAACCGCTGTCGAAGCAGTATCAAGTGTCTCGATGTCGAGCATGATGCGTCGCATTATTACTCCTCAGAATTAGTCCTCGTTTTGTTTGTGCGGTATCACAAGATCGCGCAACCGGAGAACGAGGAAACTCCAAGCCGCTTTAGGCGGTAACGGAAGTGGTCAGCGCGTTCAGCTGGGCTTCCAGCGAAGCCAGTTCCTTGGCAGCGGCGGCCGCGGCCTTGTCATTCGCTTTCAGGGCAGCCAGATGGGCCTTGCCGGCGGCGGTATAGACCTTGTCGGCTTCCTTGGCGATGCCGGCGAACTGCTTGACGCTATCCTTCGCGGCCTTGACCTTGGTCTTGAGTTCGGCGACGATGGACTTCTTCTCATCCTTCGAGAGGATCACGGATTTCGGGCGAGCCATACATTTTCTCCTTTAGAGAATTGATGAACTGCTGCTTGTTAAGGTCGGCAGCTCGGGTGATTAGACGGTCGACAATTGTCTTCCGCCTTTGGGATTGCACTTCGAGTTTGAGGCAGTGATACACCTCTTCTTCCGTCAGCTCCTCGACGACGCCGAGGAGCGAACGGTACGAATCGAGCGCACGGTTAGTGCGCCACGATCCGCAGAACATCAGCGCTTAGCGGCCGGCTTGCCGGCAGCACGCGCTTTCGGTGCAGGCAGACGAGCTGCGACTACCTTTTCTTCGAACTCGCTGGTTTGCGGCTCGACGCGGAGAACCGTAACGGCTTCCTCGCGCTTGCTTTTTGCCAGTTCGTACAAAGCCTTGTTGACCGGGGCCGGATTGCCGCAGCGAACGCTCGCCCATTCCGAATTTGGATCGAACGAAAACTCGGTGACGAATGCGTAAGGGGCCAGACCGTAGTCATTGGCCAGATCACGCACGTACTTGTCGAACGCCTTGATGGCCGTCGCCGACAGTTCCAACGTAATCAGCGATGCGCCTTCGGCTGCGTCCGGAGCGAGAAGGGCCAAAACGTACTTGTCTTGGCAAGCCTTTTTCTTCTTCGTTGCACCGGGGGCGACGGGAACCCACTGGTTCATTTCGCACGTCTTGCAGGCTTCGCCTTGGATATCCGGCGAATTCTCGGACGGAAGCAGCGCGTCATGCGCAACGAAATCCAGCGCGAAGCAGTTAGGCGGCACGATGTTGTCACGATTGAAAGCGCCTTCGTACCAGTTCTTCTTGGCGATGAAATCGACGATCACACCATGAATGGTGTCCATCTTGACGCCGGCCGGGAAAGCATCGGTCGGGGGCATGGAGAACTTCTTGTCTTGCGTAACGCTGATCTTGTTGCCCGACGGGGCCGACAGCCGTTGTTGAAAAGCTACAACGTCATCGCTACCTGCCTGAAGGTGAGCCGGAAGGTTCACTTTCGCGCGGGCAACTGCTACCGCGGTACCTGCTGCTTTAGCTTTTGAGGCCATGGGTTCTCCTTTCAGAGAGTTAAGTTATTTGGAAACTACACGCAGATTGATGCTGCGTTTCTTGAAGACCTCCAAACCGGGTACTTCAGATTTCTTCAGGCCGCGCAGCTCGCGCCACGCCGGCGCAGAAACACGCCGCTGAAACAAGTGCATGTTGCCAGTGCGCTTGGCAAAGGCACAGAACTTGTCCCAGTCGACCACGTTCGGTTCGTCAGATTCAGAGATAGTGGCTGATGCTTTCTTGCTGGCGCCCCGGTCAGTGCCCTCGGCATCAAGCTTGGCAATGATCTTGGCTTCGAGTTCTTTGGCGTCTGCTTCGAGGCGCTTATCTTCTGCGCCCAGTGCGCGGCGCTGCTCACGGATATCGAACATGTTGTCGATCATTGCACCAAGTGTCATAACTGCCATGATTTTCTTTTGCCTCCTAAAGGAATTGAGCTGGCTTGTTCGTGAGTCCAGCCATGAAAAAGTCGATTTTTGTAATGCGAGTACGACAGACAGATTTCGGCTAACTTTTGTACAAGTTCCGGAGGAGCTGAACGTCGTGTATTCGCGCGTTGCTCTATCCGAGTAGCCCATCTGCAATTCGTTGGTTCGTAATTGCCGTCGTTATCTATGCGATCGAGACTGAGTCCCTCTTTGAATGACGGACTCATATCGTCTCGGAAGTTTTCCCACACGAGCCATCGCGGGCAGACTGAAATCCCTCGGCCGCCGTAATCCTTGTGTGATTTATTTGCACAACGATTCTTCATCGCGTTCCACACGCGATAAAGCGGGGTTTTCGATTGCCCGTGCTTCATCGCGTTTAGTTTTTGACTCACGTTTGTTTATCCTTTAGAACACTCTGCCAGAGTATATCAGATGATACCAGATAACAACAAAGTTTTCTACACGGAATAATTCGGTGCCCAGCCAGCTTCGGCCGCTGCCCAAATAGGCATGTCGGGTGCCCATGTTGGCGGGGTCCGCATGATCTTGAGATTAACTTCCAGCGCCTTCTTGACGATGCGCTCCGGTACGACGCTGACGATCTCATCATGCGTCATGGTGACGATCTTAGCGATCTCGCCCTTGCGGAGCTTGAGTGTCGCGTAATAATCATCGACCTCGGTCATCTCCTCGCGAATCACCACGCCGGCCAAAGCCTGCACGATATTCTCCGCGAGCAGCCCGCCGTAGATGTGCTTCTTGATGCCGGCCGACATGTAGGAGAAACCAGAGCGACGATTGCGCTCGGTGTCCCACGTCATCTTCAGGCCGGGGTAATGTAGTCCCATGCCATTGGGTAACCAGATGTCGGTACCGTCATATTCGAGCAGCCCGTTGTTGCCGAACGTACCGGACTTGCCTTGGCACATCGCTTCAAGAACGTCTTCGCATTCACCCCAGAAGTCGACGATGACCTTGTTGATCTTGCGGTACATCTTGACGATCTTCGTGCATTCGAGCATCGACAGGACCATCGGTGGCCCCATGACGCCGAGGGCGAGGGTAGTCTGGAAGCGTTTGGCACCCATACTGTAGCCAAGGCCCAGCACGGCGATCTTGCCGATGAAGCGCTGTTCCGCATCAATCTCTTCAGCCGGCACGTTGTAAATCAATGAAGCCATGAACTTGTAGACGTCCTCCTTGTTACGGAAGCGATCTAGTAATTCGTCATGGCCAGCGATCCACGCCAGTACCCGTGCCTCAATCTGCGCCGAGTCTGGGGCGATGATCATGTGGCCTTTAGGTGCCAGAATCGCTTTGCGCAACTCGCCGGCCATCGGATAATCCTTCGTGGCCGTCGGCATGTTCTGGAAATTGCAATTCGAGACGATTTTACCGTTTGCCCAGAACTGGTTACGTGGCCCGCACTCCAGAATGTCGTACACGCGGGCGACCGCTGGTGGTTTTAGTTCGGGTGAGAATTTCAACATTGTTCATTCCTTGATTGATCCATGTACGGATCGTTTCGTAGCTTAAGTCAGGCCGTAAGCGACATAGTTCACGAAGCCGCTCTCCGTACCGCCACGCAACATAGCGGCCTTTGTTCTGCGCCTGTTCGTCACGAGTAGCCCATCGGAGGTTTCCTGCTATGTATCCCTCGTCGTTATCCCGTCTATCGAGGGTATGTTCTGGAGTCGGGCGAAGACCGAGGTTCGTAATGACCCACTCCGCCATATCACTCCCGGTAGAAAACCCGAAAGTGATACCGCGCCCGCCATAACGTGGGAACATTACGTTCTTCGGATTAACGCACCGATCTTTAGCGACTTGGCAAATCTTGCGAAGGTGCACCCAGTCCTTGAGGGAGATTCCCAACCGTAAGTGCGACCCCGGTGTCCTCGGCAGCGTCCAACCGGGTCTGCCCGAAGGCGGTACTAACTTCGTGGTCGGGTGTGCCTGTAATTTCGTCATAGGTCATAACTCCTTTTTCGCCATGATAGAGAAGGCCGGAATGAGAGACAAACTCCTCTCCGTCCCACACTCTATCAGAGTCCATCAGAGTAGACAACGGAATATACAGAACCTTCCCGTTGCGGCTCACAACGATCGTCGTCTCCCCTGCTAGGCATTTGTTCCCACCGCTCCACCGGCCCGTCTTCGCGCCGTAGTAGTTCAGCAAAACTGGCAATGAACCACAGGTCTCTTGCATCTGGATCAGTCGCCACGCGCGCGTCTCCATCATGGTTGATTTGGCGGCAAGCCGGCCTTGCACAAGGCGAACTACCCGCATATCGTCGTGTTCTTGAAGCATGACGAACTCAGCGTCGGTCTCGGCCAAGGCGTATGATATTTCGCCATTGTACTTGCTGACCTTCTTCGGGGCAGCGACGCCAAGGGCTTCCAACGCCGCCACGAACTTCGGCGTCGATGTGAGCGTCTTGTCGTCATGACCAGAAAGGGCGATGAACTTCAGTCGCTCATTCATCTCGTAATTGAGCGAGGTTTCGGCACGTGCAGTATCGAGCTGAAGCACTGGATCACAGAACATGGACAACGTGATGTCAATCAACTTGATCTCGCGTTCCGGGAATACCTCGATCTGTTTCTTGAATACCTCGAAGCACTTCTCGTTGTCGTTGTTGCAATACGACATGAGGTTCTTCTTTTTCTCACCGGTAATCTCGTCGGTACGCAAGCCCTTCACGTCATTCAAACCCTCGGTCTTGCCGGGGATACCGTAAAACTCGCAGATGGCTTGCAGACTGGCCTTGGACATGTCCGAATGCAGACCGCGCGTCATCTGCACGGTGCAGAACCGGCGACGCGGACGGATACCAAGATGGTGCGACGAGATGAACCCGTCGAAAAAATTGTTGTGGGCGAGTAGATCGTGCTTTGTCCAGTCGATGGCTTGGAGCGCTGCTTTTACTGCGTCTTGCCCCCAATAGCATTTAGACTTGTTCTTGCCCATCTTGATCGAGCAGCAATGAATCTGAAACTGCGGATCAGTGATATAGGAAGAGGTGTTGTACACTTTGGCACGCAGGCTGTACGTACTGCTGTAGAAGGTCTCGTAATCGATTGTGACGAGTTCATCAAGATTGAATTTCATTGCGTCACGATCTCCTTTTTCTTTGGCGCCGGGCCACGGTTGACTTCCGGAGCGATCGAAACAAATTCCGGTCGCGTAACTAAAACGCCGGCGAAGGCCCGAATGAGTTCTTCTTGTTGATCAAGGTCAAGCTGCGCAGCCGCATATTTGTCAGCGGCACGGCGACGGGCATAGGCGCTATCGGCCAGTTCCATGGCAGTACGAAGGTCTTTCAATCGCTCGGCCGATTCTTTCAGTTGTTGCTGCACAAACATTGGCAGCGGGAAAACAACGGCCCGGTATGTAACCATGCCGTCAGCTTCGGTAAAACTTTTCATGTTTTGCTCCTTGATTGTAGGGTGCCACCCACTTGCGCTGTTTCCCGCAGCACACTCCGAAAGTTATCAGACTGTGGGTGGCGAAAACTAATTCACCAACGAAAAAGCCGATACATCTCGTTTGGGGAAAGTGAATTTCTTCGGTATGGGTTGGTTCGAATACACCGGCCATTCACTCGTGTATTTAGGCGGCGTGGCAGAATACAACTTGCCAGCCAATACCAATTGATGAATCGCTATACCAAGTGCAAAAGTCGGTTGCTTACCTACCTTTTGTTCGATCTCACGGAAGGTCATAGGGCATACGACGTGCTTCAGACATTCCTCTTTAAGTTGTTTCAAGTTCACATCAATCCCTCCAAAAGTTCAACCATCTTGACGCTCTTGTTCTTCAACGAATCCCAGACTACTTCGTCAATCGTTCCTTCGGCAATGACAACAATGGTCTGGGTCTTTTCAGTTTGACCAATACGGTGGATGCGCTTAAGACCCTGCAGGAAATGCTCCAAGTTGTAGGTAGGGCTTGCCCAAATTGTCGCCGTACCCTTTGTGAGAGTAAGTCCGTGTCCTGCGGATTGGGGATGCGCAAAAAGAACTTGATATTCCCCCGCTTGGTAATCCTTAACGATTCGGGCACGATCCGTATCGCTGGTAGCGCCATCGAATACAGCGAAGCGAACACGGCGTTTAGTTGCTTCCTTGATGAGTTCTTCACGTTGATGTTTCCATTGGAAAAAGACAATCGAATGCGCCCGTTCCTCGACAAGATCGAGCACCAGCTCGTACCGTTCAGACGCCAGCAAGGAATACTCGCCGTCGTCGTTGTACACGGCGCCGGAAGCAATCTGCAACAGCTTGCCAGCGACAACTGCGCCGTTGACTGCCGTGATCGATGTCTTCTTGAGCTGCACGATTTGAAAATCAGTCATATCCTCGTAGGCAGCCATGTGCTTCTTGCCGAGCTTGAAAGGCACGGCAAACTTGTGATTATCTGGGATGTCCACGCAGTCTTCGAACTTGTGCCGTACCGTGATATCTCGAATCAAAGTAGCGACCGTATTTTCGATACCCGGACGATCCACCCATTGGATCATTCTGGCATCGCGGCCGACTTGCTTCGGGACACATGCAGCCGAGCGGAATTTGAAAAACGAGCTACCAAGTCGCTTACCGTTATCCAGCAAATATACTTGGTGCCAAATGTCACAGATGCCATTGCTGTTTGGCGTACCAGTCAGCAACCGACGGTACTTGAAATATTGCATGATCTTAGCCACGGCGTTTGATCGCTGTGACGTATGATGCTTAAACGCTACTGACTCGTCGATGACGATTGTATCGAACTTGGCAAAGAATGACTTGGGCTTTGCAGCCAGCCATTTTGCGGCATCGTGATTCGTTACATAAACGTCGGCCGCTGCTGCGAACGCGGCTTCACGGTTAGTAGCGAAAGCGAGGCTGATCTTCATGTCCGGAGCAAACTTGCGAAAGTCTTGGTACCACGCTGCATCAAGTAGCGACTTGGTAGCCAGCACCAACATACACTTGCCATTCTTTCGCCGACGCTCAGCGAAATCTTCGACTTCAGGTCTTGTTTTGCCAGTCCCCGGATCGGACGTATCGAAGACTATCTCGCTCTTTTTGAGCGCGCTTCGAGTTTGTTTCTGGTGCTCGAACAAAGGCGGTGGCGTTTGCGTGGACTTGGCAGACAGGGCAGCCTTGGAACTCATGGGTTGCATCCTTTTGACAACGCTTCTTGCTGCGTGTGAGTGAAAAACAACGGGCGATCATTTAAGAAACTCGAATAGATTTGATATTCCATATCCGCCTTGTGGAGGATATGCACGCGTTTTCCATTTGCTTGTCCCCGGCCAAAAATCAATAAAACCAATTTTTGTGTCGAGAATTAAGTGGGCGCCCTTGTTGTGCTCAGTAAATGGAATACCGGCTGCACGAAGAAAATAAGGGGCGTCGCCTCGGCGTTGAGTAGCGGCGTCTTGTTTCATCTTTTTCCACTCCTTCCACATCTCGGCGTCATCGCTCATATTTGTTTGCTCGCAGCGAGGCCCGGAGGTGTAATTTCGTTGTGTGGGTTGCCGCTGAATAAACGAGCGACTGGGTTGTACTGCACGCTGCCGTTTTCAACGTACGACTCGCACAGCACTTGCACTTTCTTGCCGGTCTTGCGATCTTCGCAAATCGCTACGCAAAGACGATGGTCATGCGCAGCGTCGACGATCGTTCCGAGCGTCATCCTTATTTTCTTTGAAGGGCCGCGCTGCACGATCTTCTCCTTAATTCGGTAGTCCCAGTTGGACTTGAACCAACGACCAAAGCCTTATAAGGGACTCTGCTCTACCACTGAGCTACAGGACTAAATTGGTGCCGAGTGTAGGAATCGAACCCACGACATCCTGCTTACAAGGCAGGCGCTCTACCACTGAGCTAACAAGGCGTTACTGGTTTCAAGGGAAGGAATTAAACCTTCGACCTCGCTCTGGTTGGCTGGTGAGCGCGCTCTTTCTCTGAGCTACCTTGAAATTCTGAAGACTTGCCAGAGCGCCATAAAGCGACTGACATCACTAGGGAAAGCACCAACAAGCGACTGACACTGGCAAGTCAAACTGGTGGGGCGCAGTGGATTCGAACCACCACGTGCAGCCACGACTCGGGATTTACAGTCCCGTGGGTTAACCAATTCCCCCAACGCCCCATTGATTGGGCAGCTTCTCTGGGGTGACGGGTGGAATTCGAATCCACAACCAGCAGGACCACAACCTGCGGCTCTAACCAATTGAGCTACCGCCACGCCAGAGAAGCCGCTATTTAAGAAGACAGAGGCTGGTTTTCACCAGCTACAGGTGCACGTCAACGCGTATTGTGCACCAAGCTCTGTCGTTGATCAAACCCCGTGCGGGCAATCCCCGGAACCCTTCACAGGGTGATACGGGCAATACTGGCACGAGTATGTGTTCGGGTTCGGCGGGAAATCGACCGTCTCGGTCATCTTCCGGCCGCGCCGGTCGAATGGCTTGAAGAAGCGCATACCGATCGGGCGAACGACAGTGAGTGACGTGAGGTCATTCACGTCGAGATACCACAGCTCGCAAGTCACATGCTCGATGTGTGGGAACTTGAGCAATACGGCCAGTGCATAAAGCTGCAACTGCTCGCCGTGCTTGATTTCGTTACCGAACTTGCGGCCGGTCTTGTAATCCACGATGACTGCGTGCGACTTGCCGAGATGCACATTTGCATCGAGCTTCAAACGAAGCCAGCCCCACAGCCACTCGGTTTCTTTCCATTCCTTGTCGAAGGCCCACTCACCCTCAAGGCTAACTCGTCCTTCCTTGAAATGCTTCTTGAGCGATTCAATCTCGTCGACGAAATGGCGGGCTTCTTGTGGAAACTCGCCGGTACCGCGGACATACGCCTCGATCTCGTTATGCACTCGCGTGCCGCGATCGTTCGCGTGCTCGGTTTTCCCTGCGGGAAGTGGGCGTTCAGGTTCAGGAATCTTGTCGATCAGCTTGAGTTTCGCCTTCAAGGCACAAGATTCGAAATCAACCAGCCGGCTATAAGACCAGCTCTTGATTCGCTTCGGCGCCGGAACGGCAGGGGTTTTGGCCATCGTTAGAGTCCTTGAAAAAATACAAGCTTACCGCACAATACGATGGCCATGCAAAATACCGGCCAACAAATTGAGCAATTCCATTTTGGGCATACGGGCATAAATGCGACGGTGCTGCTTTTTCGCGATATGATCAGCGGCAGCAATATCCTTGCCCCGGATCGCCTCGTTCAGAGCGCTACGGCATACGCCATGTAGCGCAATCGGAGCGTTATAGCTGGGTTGCTTCTCGCGAAAGATTACGCGGCGCATACGTGACGGGCACTTAAGGCCGGGAGGATTGCGGGAATCAGAGAGACGACTCATTTTTCTTTCTTTCAGGAAATGTGACGGCGGACCATGCGGTCCAAAATGCTTCGGAAATTATGAAAGGTAGAGTGATCCACCCAACAATTGCATGGCGTACCAACGCGATACGCCACGGGTACAACTTATCTTGTGTGCTCATTTCGGTTCCGTGGCGGCGAGCGCTTCATTAGAACGGTGCATAACCTTTATCGGAAAAATCCAATGTGGTGAGCCGTTGTACACAGCCATTACCCCCAAGTGCAGACATAGATTCAAGCGCATCCCGTAGCAACTTGATCTGCGCTGCTTGGGCTTCGATCAGATCAGCGGCTTCGACGGCTGCAACAGTTAGATTGAAACCAGTAACACGATTGTCAAGCAGTCGTTCTATAAGACCTTTGCTCATTTCGTCATTCCTTTCGGTGCATAGAGTGGAATCGTGTAATGCTCGGTCTTGTCTATGGGCCTGTGCATGTACTCTGAATTAGCGCGTTGTAGCAGTTCCTTGACGCTATCGGTTATTGCATCGTGTCTCTTGGGATCATCATGCTTCCACGCAACAGGCTCCCCTAGCCACGTTTTGAGTGCGGAATCGTCAGGATGGATGGCGAGTGCTTCATGCAAGTCCCCGGACTCATACCCATGGGCGGATATTGCGGACTGAAGTGCCCCGTCCTTCACCTTGATCGCGGCCAGTGCTGCGGCGAGTTGCTGTTGTAGAGAGTCGATTAGTATCCCGGCAGAGGCAAGGTCTGAATCATATCCATCAAACGAAGCATTTGGTCCGTAGTGGTTCTGGCTATGATCGCGGCTCATTCTACTTTCTCCTTTGACTCTGTAGATAACATCCTCCGTGCGTCCTCCGCATGTCGCTCAAAATCCGAATGTCGTGTCGAGTACAGGGCGTCTTTCTTTTTTGCAAATGCCTCGTGGATCGAACCACACACCTCCCCTTCCAAGTCGCCAGCGGGGAAGCGTTTCCAGTGGCGAAGAACAGACTGGTTTTCGTCGCGCCAGTGCAATTCGCCATCGATCAAGAAGCATTCCATTTTGACCTTGCGGGTCTTCGGCTCCCCTGCGCGGTAGAGTGGCATACAGCACTTTTCTTCTGGGCAATGACCTAACCCCTCCGCACCGTGGTCTATTGCGTACTGACAGCGACCGTCGTCACGACAAGGCTCCGCATGGCACAGGATCATATCCTTGAGGTCAGCTGTGGCGGCGAGTGCTTCTCTGGCTGCGTCCCAGCCTTCAAGGCTTGCTAGTCCTGCACGGCGCTCTGTGACCAATCTTTCAAGCGCCACCCGCAACATCACCTCGCACTTCTGGCTGTCGGCAAGTTGCTGACGCAGGGATTCTTGCCCACCATTGAACGCAGCCCTACGAAGCGCATCACTATCGGCGTATTTCCAATCTTCGTGTTCGGCGATGAATTCCAACCACCATTGTTCATAGGTCATCACAGCACCCACTGAACAGCGACGAACAGTCCGACAGCCAAAACGAGGTAGACCAAAATCCACTTCCAACTTGGAACCTCGGACGGCACCGACAGCGGAATGCGCGGGTTCGGGTCACGATCCACCGTGCGGCTGAAGGGGATCACCGTGCCAACCTTCTGGCAAATCTGCGGCGACAAGTGGGACGGAACACTGTCCCAGTCACGTTCAATTTTCCTCTGCTGCCACTTACCATAGGCGATGTCTTCGTCTTTGATGTTCATTTTGCGACCCTCCATTCCCAACCCCTGTGATGGTTATAGGTGCCGCCAACTGGACGGCGCTCCAGAATGCCGAGTTCGACGTAGCGCACCAACTGTTTGAAGATCGACATGCGACCCATCCCGAGGCGTTCGGCAATCTCAACCGTCTTGCGCCATTCGCTGCCGATGGCGTTGCAGTATTTGGCGACCGCCTTTGAATGGCGAGCCTCATGCATCACAGTCGGATCGCGCCACTTGTTGTTCTTCTCGCGTGGATGCGCCGGCAGCGGCTTCACGTCCATCGAGAGCATCTGTGCGAAGTTCATTCTGGCACCTTCACAATCAAGTCCAGATGGGGCTGGCGAATCCAACTCTGAAGAACAGACATATATTCGCTGCGCCAGTGTAGCTCGCCGTCAATTAAGAGGCATTCCATCTTGATCTCTTTCATCACTAGCTGGATTGGCTTTCCGCCAACGGCTTCACGATATTCGTTTGCAAACCTGTGGCCTATCTTATCCACATCAAGGTTGATCGAATATGCGTAGCCCTTTCCAACGCGGAAGTGCGCCCACAATCCATCTGCTGAATTCTGTAGCTGCACAACTTCCGTTACAGGAAGGTCAACAGTAAGCACCGGCTGGCGAGGGCGACCACGGTATGCTATCCCACCATTCCATGTGGCTTGTTCCCAAAACTTCCACGGACAGTATTTATCGTTGCCGGGATCGGTTTGTATTTCAATCTCCCAGCCATCAGCCTGAGCCTTGGCTACATCTTGCAGGGTTGGTAGGTCAATCCAGTTTTCAGTTGTCATTTCGCCTTCCATCCGTATTTGACTTCCAGCAGCATCAGCACCGGCTTCGGTATCGTGCGACCATTTTCATAGCGGCTTCCGCCCGACTGTGTGGTGCCGAGGGACGCCCAGAACTCGGTCTGATTCATCTTGATCGATTTGCGAAGTTCAAGAACTGTTTTCGGTTTGCTCATTGCGGTTCTCCTTTTGACCAGCGTTTAAGAATGCTTCGGTTGTTCTTCCCTGCGTGCTGGCTGTCGCTGGCCGATACCGACACGACGAGAATCTTCTTGCCAGCCGGTGTGTCGAGGAACAGTTTGTAGTGCTTCACCTTCTCAACACGTTCCAGCTTGATGTTCGGGAAAGACGCAATCAGCTTGAGCACTTCACGTTCGATTCTCACAGCAGGGTTCCCCCTTCAATCAACAGTTGGCGTTCGCGCTTCGCCCGCAGCTTGGTGTAACGCTGATGCAGGCGACCAATGACGTTCTTGCGCTTGTAGGTGCTGACCTCGAAGTTAATGCTTTCACGAAGGCTTTCTTCGTCCATTTCGCCGACCTGCGCAATGAGTTGCTTCCAGCTTTCAAACACGACAATCATGGTTTCTCCTATTTGTATTGGGTAAGTGTCTGTACTATACCCCACGAATATTTACAACGCAACACTTTTATTTACGATGCTCACGATATTTTTTGATTGCGTTCCGCAGCCCCTTCTGCGTGTCGTCTTTCGACGCCAGCGTGAGGCTCTGCACGTGGTCCAGCGTATCGGCGCAGAGGATACGGTGGCAGATGACCGGCGCGCCCTGCCCCTGCCGCCTGATACGGGCGTTGAACTGGTCGTAGAGGTCGAGCGACCAGTTCAGGCCGAACCAGACAAGGATATGTCCGGCCTTCTGTAGCCCGTCCACGCCGTGACCCATCGAGGCGGGATGGCCAATCATCAGAAGGCAGTCGCCTGTCGTCCAGCGGCGCATGGCCTCGTTGAGCGACCGTTCTGATTTGCAGTCGGTCAGGTTGATTGGCCGCAGCTTGTGGAACTTCTGCATGATCCGCTCGGCATCGCTGCGGTAGGCATAACTGCACAGCACCTGTTGTCCGTTCGCCTCTTCAATGATCTCCTCCAGCGCGTCCAGCTTGAGGTCGTGCAGCGGCTCCCACATCGGCATCCCTGCCAGCGGATAGACGGCACCGTTGGAGAACTGCAAGCACTTGTTCATCAGCGAGGCCTGATTGAACAGTTCGATTTCTGCCCCGCTATCGAGGCGGATGAAGAACTCCTTCTCCATCCGATCGTACATCTCGCGCAGGTCAGCGGACAGTTCAACAGTCACGTCGTTGATGAGGATGTCCGGCAGCGGGTTGTAGTCTTCGGCGCTCATCTCCAGCGTCATATCGCCGATGAGGTTCTTCATCGCCTCTTCGGTGTCCTTGTACGGCACCTTCTTGAACCCGCCTTCCGACTTGTACCAGCGCCCTTCAAACTGTGTTTTGGACGTGCCAAGTCGCGCGCCATCGTCGAGAACGAGGTACTGCCCGTGCAAGTCCTTGTAACCGTTGCTGGCCGGCGTTCCGGTCAGCCCGGTGCGCCACTGGAAGAATGGCAACACCTTGCGCAGCGCCTTGACCCGATGCGTCGAACTGTTCTTGCACTTGGTGATCTCGTCGAACACGATCCCGTCGAACGGCAGCGGCAGCCCTTTCGACAAGTAGTAGGTGTGCAGCACGTCGGCCAACCATTCCAGATTCTCGTAGTTGATGAGGAAGATGTCAGCCTTCTGCATCAGCGCGCGGGTGCGCTGGTCGCGCTCACCGACCAGCATCGAGAAGCGAAGGTGTGACGTGTGGAGCCACTTCAACGCTTCTTGTCGCCATACCAGCCGGCAGACCCGGATGGGTGCGACGACCAGCACCGCCTTGATGAATCCACAGTTGATAAGGTAGTCGGCACTGGTCAGCGTGACCGCGGTCTTCCCTAGTCCCATGTCCATCCACAGGGCGGAAGCAGGGCGCGTGCATTGGAACTCGACGGCCTTGTGCTGGTAGGGAAACAGTTGGTTAAGCGATAGCATCGATCATCGCCTTTCCATCCTCCACATTGTCGATCACATAGACGGCCACGTTCTGCATCCGCAGCCGGTGATGCTCGCGCAACTGCGGCGGCGTCGGCTTCTGGCCTTCCCGCTTGAACTCGACGAACACGACTGTTCCCTTCGGGCTGATGTAGATGCGGTCGGGGACAGCGCGGCGTGCGGGGCTGGTGAACTTGTACACAAGGAAGCCCTTCGACTGTGCGTAGGCATTGACCTTCCCTTCGATGATCTTCTCAAGCATGGTTGAATCCTTTCGTGAGTTTTTCCACTTCGGCGATGTAGTAGTCGAAATTGACCGGCAGCACCACGTTCTTCAGGTTGTTGCATGGGCAGACAGTCCATCCCTTGCAGATGCCGATTTCGCGCCAGTGGTCGGGCTTCTTCGCCAGCGGCGGCATGACTTTGACCAGTTCGCCGCCACCCACGGACACGTAGTAACGCTGCGTGTTCTCCATCGGCACGTCGAACCCCGGGTAACGGAGCAGCAGATGGCTGGAGCGCGGCACCTTGGCGCGCATGTAGAAGTCGTCCCAGTCACACCACTCGGTAACTGTTTCCCGAACATCGGCACCCTCCAGCAGCACCTTCTCGGCGACCTTCGGCACGACCAAGGCGGAAGCGTTCTGATGCCAGCCAATGTCGTACTCATAGCGACCCTTGCGCTTGACTGTGCCGTCCGTCTTCTCGGCGACGTAGGAATTCACGTCGGCGATCCACATCCGTTTGTACTCGACCTTCTCCAGCGACAGGTGTGATTCCATTTCCCAGTAGCCACATGTTGTGTCAGCAGTTTCTTTCCACGCCCGACGAATGAACATTGTGATGCCGTCCGTGTTGGCCTGAATGACCTGCATGTTGTCACCCATCACCTGCAGCCGGTCGATCAGGTCGGCAATCCACAGTTGACCGGAGATCGTCACCTTCATGGTGTAAAGCGGGTCATAGAACACGCTGAACTTGTCGTTGGTTGCGCCATAGACACCGTTCAGGGCCAGCTTGAGCATGTCGTTCTCCGGCGTCCCTTTCTTGTGCAACAGCCGCTGCGTGCGCAGATTGCGATAGACCTCGACGAATTTCGGCCCAAGATGTTCGGGATAGAACCCGTTCTCGATTGCCAGCGACGGGTAGAGGGAAGTCACATCAATGTCGTAGATCATCCACTCGTCGTTGGCGACATAGGATTTGTTCTCGACGCTGGCGTGGATACCGCCCGTGCCGAACTTGTATTCCAGCCCATCGACTGTTGCCGTCAGGTCTTTGAACGCGCCTTTGGTTTCAGTGATGGTCGTGTTCAGGTAGTGCTGCCGGATTTCTTCAAACGCCTCACTGAAAAACCAGTCAATATCACTCGGCACACAGTCGGCAAGGTTGATGCTGGCGCGTGGGGTTTGAATCGGCGTCCGCCCTTCGTCGGGATGGTATTTGTAGCAGGACACACCTTCCTTCTCCAGCGCAATCTCAAAAATCTTCTTGCCGATTTTCACGTCGTTGAAGTTGGTGAAGTCCTGCCCGTACCGCAGACTCAAGGTGTCGCGGAACTCAATCTGCTTCCGCGATTTCTCCAGAAACTGTTCGGTCGCGTCGACGTCGTTCCAGCAGTAGTCCGTCAACACCGTCATCTGGTCAGGCGTGAGGTACGTGCCGACCGGGAATGGCAGGTCGCTGATGTTGTCCATCCGCATGTTGAACTCCAGCGCCTTGAGGCTGGTCATCCGCGCCACGTTGTCGAAGTGATGAATCTTGAACAGGTCGACCTGCGGCACCCAACAGTTGGATGGTTTGACCAGATGGGCGAACTTGTTCTCGCTGGCGATGATCGACATGGCAAAGTCGTAGATCACCTCCGGGTCGCCGATCTTGCCGTTGAGGATGAAGTGCAACACCGGATAATCGAACCCGATGTTGTTGAAGCCGACCATGCGCTCACCCTTGGTCCGAAGTCCGATCATCCACGACGCCAAGATACTCACATCGTTTGTGCGGCTGGAAATCTCGAACTTCGCCCAGTTCTTCGTTACCGTGTCCCGCGCGCAGAGGATGAAACAGTTCGGGAAGACCTCTGTGTCGTAGACGATCACATCGGCTCCCACTCGCCGCGGTTATAGCGACCACGCCAACCGTGCAGCGAGAAGACAGCCGTTGTTCCGTCGCCACACAGACGCAGCTTCTGACCATGCCACGGACCGCCGACGCACTTGTAACGCTTCTTCAATATAATGAACATGACATTCCTTCAAGGAAAAAAGGGGAGTGAGTTGAACTCACCCCCCTTGGTCAGACTGTTATTCCCACGGCATCTTGGGAAGACCGGGGAACGACGGTGCAGCAGCACCAGCCGGCTGTTGCACTTGACCGAACATCCCCGTCACGTCGGGCGGAGACTCACCGAACGGTTCCCCATCCTTGGCGAACTGGACAGCAATCAGTTCGCAGCGGACACCGCGACCGAACTGGTTGTCCTGAATCCACAGGCGGACAGCCGTGTTCACGTAGCATCCACCGTACAACTTGCGCGCGGCGGCGTTGCGCGCCATCGTGTTCGCGTTGTCGATGGGGTTGCCAGCGGCATCCACGATGATCGGTGGACGGTCTTCGTTGGAAGACGTCGAGAGGTAGACATAACCCTCATACCCCTCATAGGGCTTCATGGTCTTTTTGTCCAACTTCTCGCTGCCGCTGCCGTAACAGCGCAGACGGCGGTCGCCCTGAATCATCTGGAGGATAGGCGTTGCCTGTTCCTTCCATTTGGCGGTGGCGAGGTTTCCGACTTCCGCCATGACCTTCGCGTAGTCGTTCGACTGCGGGTCGAGAATCAGGTCAGCGGCGAATTTCTTCGGGGAGTTGGGGAAATCCTTGTTCTGAACAGCTTCGATCAGCTTCGGGAAGGACAGACGGGACATCGTGAGTTGCAGAGTTTCAGACATTTCAGGCTCCAAAGTTAGGAAGTTACGACAACCAAGAAGGTTCGTCGGATGCTGCGGGTACTGCTTGGAACATCTGCTCGACGTTGCCGAAATCAACAGCAGCGCGGCGATCAGATTCGGGGACGACAGTCAGTTTTCCTTCGGATTTCGTAATGAACTCCGACTCGACTTTCGCCAGTTGCTTCTGCGACAGTTGCAGGGTTGTGCCGTCGCGCTTCGCCCACACCGCTTTCTCGATTTGTGCAGGGGAGATCAATGAAGTCTGCCAGATTACGTCCTTCGGCACACGCAGTTTTTTCAACTCCGCTTCAATGGCTTCATCGGGCATTCCCCACTGGCGACGACCGCTGCCGCGCACCACTTTCAGACCGGCAACAGGCTTTCCTGACTGGATACGGTGAAGGGCTTCCTCTTCGGCAGCTTCGACCATCTTGCGGATCAGCGGACCGGCTTCGACCAGTTCGCGCAACTGTTCATCGGTCATGCCGGTCGGTTCCGACTTGGCCGCGTCCTGAATGAAGTTCATGTTCTCGAACTTGATTCCGGCACTCTCCAGTGTCCAATTGTTGAAGGCAGAACAGTTACCCTTGTTGGCGCAGTAGGTGCACTGCTTGGTCCCGGGAACAAACGGTGCGCCCGGGTCATCCGTGGCAGCAGCCTCAGCAATGATTTTCTCCAGCCGCTCACCGAGCAGTTCGGTCACATCCACCGTATGCGATGAAATCGGTTCGCCGCCCTTCAGCGCAATCTTCGGCTGGACGATAGTCATCGTCAGCTTGGAGAACAGCCGCGGCGGAGACTCGGACAGGTAGCCGGAGAGGATGCCGTAGGCGTACTGCTCCAACTGTTGATTGTCCTTCGCCTCGACGGGGTTCATGCCGTTCTTGTAGTCGATGATTTCAATGTGGTCGCCGCTGATAATCTGCACGTCGACGGTGCCGCTCATATCGTTCCGGCCAACCAGCGCGTCAGGGAAAACCCGCTGTTCCGCGATGACCCGCACCCCGTCGCCGACCTTGGTGTTGACGTAGTCGGTGGCGATGCGGACACGACTGATGCGGTCGCTATCGACGCCGAACATGCCCTCATGGTCCTGCAGCAACAGACCAAGGTAGGACTCCGGCGGACGGTTGTGCTTGATGCAATGCTCCAGCAGCGTATGACTGTGGGTGCCGTCGATGGCAGCGGGAGAATTCTTCCCGCTGCCCTCGTATTTGGCACACGCTGCCACACTGGCCGGACATGCCGCCCACCGATAACGGGCGGACGGCGACAGGCGCGCGTGAGTTGTCATTAGAGCGCCTCGACTTTCAGGTAGAAGGCGGCATACTGGTCGATCGGCAGCGCGCTGACGTGGCTGATGCCGAGTTCGGACAACACGCCCTGAATCAACCCGCCCTTGGCCGGACCGAGTTCCTTGTAGCGACGCATCACATAGGCCATCAACGACTGCTGGTCGTTGAACGGCAGCGGCGCAGCGGGCGCAGCAGCGGGAGCCGGAACGGGAGCCGGTGCGGGTTCAGGGTTCGACTCGACGGTCGTCTTGCTCAGATGGGCAGCGATGGTGGCGAGGGAAGTTGCGATGCTGGCGAGGTTGTTTTCAATGCTCATTTGCGATGCTCCGGTGGTTAGAAATAAAAGTAGTTGCGACAAGACGAACATTACCCTACACTTTGCAGCGTTGTCAAACAATTTTTTTCAAGGAGAAACAAAATGCAAGTTGCCATTATGACAAGGCTGGAACAGGAAGTAGCCGACAAGCTGATGGAGATTGCCGCGACCGAGAAGCGTAGTATTTCAGCGCAGGTAGCCCTCATTATCGAGAGGTTCGTCGAAGAGTGGAAGGTCGAACAACAGAAAGTTGCCTGATATGAGTGCACTTCCCGCAGTCGTCGGACTGCCGAGCAGTGCCGACGCTTACATTCGTCACGGTTGGAAATTGTGTCATGTTCCCGATGGGGGCAAAGGACCACAACACGCCGGCTGGAACAAAATCGAGAACGCCCTGACCGAAGCCCCGCAGCAGGGTGGTATCGGGCTGATGCATGGTTACTCGGGAACGGTCGCCCTCGACATTGACAACTACGACGCAGCCGTCACATGGTTGAAAGAGCGCGGCATTGACCTGCCCGCCCTGATGAGCGCGCCAAACGCCGTCGGCATTGACTCCGGAAATCCGGGGCATGGCAAACTGTTGTTCCTGTCGCCCGTGCCGCTGCCGACCAAAAAGGTTCTGGTCGATGGCAAGACAGTTCTGGAGTTCAGGTGTGGCAGCATGAACGGACTGTCGATGCAAGACGTGCTGCCGCCGAGCAGACATCCTTCAGGAACGACTTACCGTTGGGTCGGTAGCGGCAACTGGCAACAACTGCCGGTGATGCCCGACAATCTGTTCGGCGTCTGGAGTGACCTGCTGTCCGCCGATGCCGAGCGCAACATCAAGACCGAGGTGAATGCCGCCCCGACGAGCATCGACGAGATGCGCTCCGCGCTGTTCGCCATCAACCCGAACTGTGACCGCAAGCCGTGGATTGAGTGCGGCATGGCACTGGCCTCCGTGCAGACCGAAGACCCTGACCAATTGTTCAATCTCTGGGACGAGTGGAGCCAAGGCGCACCGAACAAGTATCCCGGACGTGCCGAGATGCGTTCGCAGTGGAGGTCGTTTAAGCCGCTGCCGACGGGTATCGGTATCGGCACGCTGTTCTTCCACGCGGCGCTCTGCCAGTGGCGGCGTCCCGCGCCCGACGTGTCCCAACTGTTCTCTGCAATCAAGGAGGAAGGGCGTTCAGCGGAAGAGGTCGTTGGTGACCTGTCGTTGAAGGCCCGTTTGCCAATCAACGATCCTTCATTGTGGCCCCCGATTCTGGTGGCTCGCGCCAATGAGCTTGCCGTCGAGGTCGGTGCTGACCCGATTGTCTCGCTGATGGCAGGGCTGGCAGCGGTGTCCGGTGCCGCGCACAAACAGTCGATGCTGAAAATCAATCCTTCATGGAAGGTGCCGCCGACCATCTGGACCATGACCATCGGCCAGCCAGCCGACAAGAAGACACCCGCCAGCAAGCCGCTGTTCGCACCGCTGCGCAAACTGGAGTCCGAAGACCGTCATCGCTACGAGCAGGACATGCTGATGTGGATCGGCAAGGAGGCACGGCACGCAGCCGACATGAAGGCGTTCCGCGACTGGCAACAGTCACCCGAGGCGCACATGCCGAACGCTGTCCCGCCGACGGTGATGGGGCTGCCGCCGAAGCCCGAGCCGCTGCGGCTGGTGCTGACCGATGCGACCACGCAGAAAGTGGTGGCCATGTCCGAGCATCGCCCGCGGGGGTTCCTGTTGTATCTGGACGAGATGGCGCGCTGGCTGACCAAGCTGAACGACACCCGCAACAGTGATGACCGTGGATGCTGGATACAGGGGTTTGAAACCGGCGCATACTCGATGGACCGCATGGGCGTTGGATCGATTCGCGTCGAGAACATGGCCTTATCGATGTACGGCAACTGCCAACCGGCTGTATTTCGCCAGAACCTGCAAGCGTCATCGACGGACGGCATCATCCAGCGGTTCATGCCGGTGGTGCTCAACCCTGTCCACAACAAGATGTGGCAGGATGCTGTGCCGGCCTTCATTTCGAGCGAGAACGACTACGAACAGTTAATCCGCAGGGTCTATGCCACACCGGCGTTCGAGTACGTGCTATCCGCCGGCGCAACAACTGTTTTTCGTTCCTTCTGTGAGTGGGCGTTGAAGTTCCGCAGCAACTCACGGGTTCTCGACGAGTCGATCCCTTACCAGACCGCCCTTGGCAAGATGGAAGGCAACTGTTCCCGCGTCATGTTGCTGTTCCACATGATCGAGTCGCCCTACGATCTGGAGATCAGCGAGGAGGTGGCGTTCCGTGTGACCCAACTGTTCAAGACGTTTTTCATCCCGTCGATGCGCTACACCTACCTTGAGGTCGGAAAGCAACAAGACCAGACGGCTGACATCGTATTCAACACGGTGCTGCAGTGGGCATCAAGCAAGGCAACAGTCACGTTGAGCGAGTTGCGCGTCGAGGTGAAGGACAAGTCGGACCGCAAGGACATTAACCCTTCGCAACTGGACATGATGATTCGCGCGACGATGGACGAGATGGCGACGATGAACTACGTGGCGCTGTTTCAGGATCATCCGCGTTATCCGTCTTGGACGATTAATCCGGCGATGGCAGGACTGTTCCCCGAAAAGCGGAAGCAGATCATTCTGGCGCGGCAGGAATCGATCGACAGTCTCAACGCAAGCCTGAAGGAGCGGCATAAAGACCCGAAGGGGTGCGCTAACGCAATCGGGTTCGATGATTCGATGCGGGAACCGAATCAATGAGTACCGTCCTTTCGGACGGTAAAATTTTTTGGAATCACTTGGCCTTCATTGTGGAAATTTTTTGGAATCACTTGGCCTTCATTGTGGAAATTTTTTGGAGAAATAAATGAACAAATCAAGAAAACTAGCATTATCGTTATTCGATCACTTATATGAATTTAACAGTCGTAATGGTGATAGGTTGAAATGTGTTTATTGTGGAGACATAAGGGAATGTTTAGATCATTCCCCGCCAGTTTCAACAGTCGGAAAAGTCGGCACAAAAAAGCTAAAAGAATTAGGCGTAAAATTTTATAAATACCCTTGTTGTAAAACATGCAATACGGTTTTATCAGATAAGCCGTTGGTTACTTTTGAAGAAAGAATTTTGTTTCTATACAATAAGTTACTAGCAAAATCAGACAAGGCTTCATTATGGAATAACTCCTAAATAGAAGAATTAGACGGTGAATTGAAACGGCAAATAAAAGCGAAACAGTTACACATTAGAAGGGAAATAATTACTAGATTGCGTGGAATGGAAGAAAGGTTATCATCGTTGGAACACTAGGTAACAGTCAGAAAACGCAACAGGCGGCGATTCTGAAAGCCGTGGACGTAAAAAAACCGGCGATTGTTTGCCGGTTTTCGGGTTGTTGCCGGTTAGCGGTTCAATCCCACCCGCCGAAGATGATTAGAAGAACGAAGAAGAACAGCGCGATAAGTGCCATGTCAGAACTCCCCGAGGATTGATGACGCACCGTCGACCGCAATGACCAAATGGTCTATCAGGGAACATTCCAAAGGCGGAAGCCATGCCGCAAGTTCGCGGGTAAGAACCTCATCCTGCTGACTCGGCGTGTTATCCCCTGACGGGTGATTGTGCGCAAGGATGATTGCGACCGCACCGGAGCGAATTACCATGTCAGCCATGACGCGCCGCGAAACTTCGCAATGGGTCGCTTTCCCTTGCGGGAACTCTTCGACGGCGATGAGTCGCCCTTGTGCATCAATGAGGCAACACACCGCGACCTCGTGCCGAAGCGGTCCATAGGTTGCGACCAAGTGGTCGACAAGCGCGGCGCGCGCCTCTGTAACTTCGACTCTGCCGGCTTTCCCTTTGTTGCGGTTGGTAGGGAACAGACCCGCGCGCGTCGACAGTCGGCGTAGACCATCCGAGAGAATCAAACGCGCGGACTCGATTAACTCGCGCTCAAAGTCATTGAACAGTTCACCGGACATGGTTCACCCCTTGAAGTAGTGCAACAGTTTGTTTAACCCATTCGGTCGCGGTTCGTTCGTTGACGACCGATTGCGGCACGAAGAGTTGGCTTACCTTGTCCGCAACCGGCAAAACGCCGGACACATCAAGGTAGTTACCGAGTCCATCGCCCACGTTGACGCATTGCTGATCGGCAGCGCGGATGATTGACGAAAACCCAAGAACGCGAAAGAACGCGGGGAGCGCGACAGTCGCGGCCAACAATCCATAGTCCGGTTGCGACCCGCGCGGCTTAACGATGCATGAGAACATCATTCGACGGTTTTTGAAGTCACAGATATTCTGAACCGCGAACGCTGCGACCATTTCGACCGAATAGCCAGCGCGCGACATGACTTCAGAGAGCGACAGGCCAGCGATGCCGCGCCAGCGTAGTTCGTCTGGCGATGTGGAACCGTTGGCGCCAATGTCCACGACCAGTTGCAAAATGCCGGTTCCCTTGCGTATAGCGCGGGTGGAACTGGTCCACGCGCGGTCACACGCGCCGCGGTTGACGGTGTGAATATCTAGCTCGTCGCCGAAGTTGCCGCGCCGCTTTGCGCGGTGATGACCTTCGGCGCGCGGCAGGTCAGCTTTGATCTTGTCGTGGAACTCACGCACCGCGCGTTCACCTTGCGGGTATCCATCCGTAAGCGCGCGGATTGCCGCGGCAGCGCCGCCAGCGATGCCTAGCCACGCATCGTTCGTCGAGGTCAAATACTTGACGCGGCGCGCCTCATTGCATTGACGCACCATAGGGCGCTCGGACTCGCTGCGCAGCGCGAAAACGGTAGGGTAATGCATGTGGACGGGGGCTATCATTATCGAATCCCCACGCGCGCAAGTTCGTCGACGGACCAACCAATGAGCAAATCCTTTTTAACCTCATCGGCTGGAATCCCTACCGCAACGGCAGCGGCCAGTCGTTGCGCGAACCGGCTGGAAATGATTTTGTTGAGTTTTGCCGCCTTGGTTTGCTTGCGCAGGTCAAAAAACCACTTGCGCAGGTCGTCCATCATGAACTGATCGGGCAGCGGTCCGCGTTCCCATGCCGCGGATTTTTTGCGCGACTTCTTGCCCATGTTGAACAGGCCATGTTCGTATGCTTCGTCATAATCGGTAATGACAGGATAGAAGCGGTCAATGGTTGAACCATCTAGCGCAGCGCGCGCGGTGTAGAGATCATCCGCGCCGCTGCCGGTCGTGTTCGTTCCGGCGATCAGGATTGCGTCAGCATGTCGCGTTACAACAGGGTTTTGCAGCTTGTGCGGAATCGAGACAAAGCCGTTCGATAGAACCGAGTTAGCCAGCATCAACACATTCGGGTCCGCTGCATCCATTTCATCCAGCAGGAAGACAGACGGTTGCTGCAGACAGGTAACGAAGGGCGCAGGAACATAGTCGAATCGACCATGCTCACCGATCGGCAACAGCCAGCCGGTTAGCTGTGACTCACTCATCCCCATCGTGCACGAGACAGAACCAAAGGGAACGCGCAACAGCGCGGCGACCTGTTCGGCAAGCATGGTCTTACCTGTCCCCGCTGCGCCGACTAACATAACATTCTGCTTTGCTTTCGCAGCGAGTAGCCAGACCTTTTCAAGCATGGGGTGTGGAGTTGATATACCCGAAGCGGCCAGCAATCGATTGAATTCATTTGGCTCGGGTTGCTCTTGTTCTTCCTCCTGCTGGCCTTGCTGCTCGCCTTGCTGCTCGCCTTGCTGGCCTTGCTGCTCGCCTTGCTGCTCGCCTTGCTGGCCTTGCTGGCCTTGCTGGCCTTGCTCGCCTTGCTCGCCTTGCTGGCTTTCCTGCTGGCTTTCCTGCTCGCCTTGCTGGCCTTGCTGCTGGCCTTCCGGCTGGCCTTGGTCGCCTTGCTGGCCTTGCTGCTCGCCTTGCTGGCTTTCCTGCTGGCCTTGCTGCTCGCCTTGCTGGCTTTCCTGCTGGCCTTGGTCCTCATGGCCTTGCGCCTCGTTGTGGCCTTGCTGCTGGCCGCCTTGCTGGCCTTGCGGCGCGCGCCCTTGGTCCTCATGGCCTTGCGCCTCGTTATGGCCTTGCATGGCTCGATTGCCGGCGTGTTGTTCGCCGCGGTCGCCAGCGTTCAGCTTGGTAGCGACGAACAAGGCAAGCTGCAGGATCGGCGCGCGGGCATGGTCGCCCTTCCAGCCTAGCGAACGAGCCATGGTGACAAGTTCGTTCTTGTTGTGGTTAGCCTGAAGTTCGGTTGCGGTTTCAATGATGTTCATTGCGTTAGACATGGTTTGAGTCTCCAGTGATTAAACGGAAAGAAAAACAGCGGCAAGGGCAATCCCTGCCAGCGGGTGGAACGTGAAAGCGATGTAGGTCAGCCAGATGCAAAAACAGATAAAAAGAAAGTTCGCCATGCTCACGACTCCAAAGCGGCAAGGATTGCGCGCTCAATGAACGATGAGCGCGGATAGGGGAGACGGTCGACCAACGATTCGGGAAGGGTGATTGTTACGTGGACGCGTTTTTCACTTGACGCCTTACGACCGGCCTTCGAACGCACTTCGTTCGAAGGTTGGCGTTTTGCAATGAAGTGGTTGAAGTAAGCCGCGCGGATGTCATCCGGCATCGATTGCGCGATGGTTCCGAAGCGCGCCGCTACATCCTCCGGCATGAGTTTCAGCATCGCTGAAACTTGCTCGTTCACGCTGACAGGGCTAGTCCTATCGACTGCATTGATAAAGTCATCAAATCTCATTTTGTGAAAACTCCGGTTGCTGGCGAAAGTGCCAAGTCAGATCATACATATACATACGTATTCATGCAACAAAAAAGATGAAGGATTGCATCCTTTTTCTGCGGAATCGTTTTTCCGGAGGGGGGATAGATGATTAATACGTAAGTATGTATGTATCAAAGGTCTGTAATACCCGCGAGCCTACCTTTTCAATCGATATCATCATCTTTTCTGTTGCTAACTGTTAATTTCTGCTCGCGCCATGCAACTCGTGCAACAACAACAGTTACTGGTAATCACCGTTCCCAGAAACTGTTGCGTCATTCCCAGAAACTGTTGCGTCATTCCCAGAAACTGTTGCGTCATCTGCATCGTGCAGCAGGCACAGTTAGTGAGTACTCACTAACTGTTAGTCATAGTAGTGAGTACTTACTAACTGTGCTAGCTCCATAAGTGAGTACTTACTAACTGTGCCTCGGAAAAAGTGAGTACTTACTAACCACCCCCTCGGTTCGGGCAAGGCCCATGCTGTTGTCTGCGGCCTAAGCACACATTACTAGCGACCAAATTTTCTGAAATATGTTTATTCTTTTGTCATATCTATATCCAGAAATCCCACACGCTTGAACATTGCAACAACAACTGTTATAACGTCAGTATGAACGCCGCCCTGCCAGCTTGGCTCACCATCTCCGACGACCAGACAGCCGACGACGCTATCCCCGATAGAGTCGAGCAGCAGATCAGGCACGAACTCAAAGCCATTCCGGGTTCAGGCAACACCGCTGCAGTCATCGAACTGGAGAAGCAGTCGTTTGGCATCGCGTTCGAGCAAGCCCTTGAAGCGTTGGCCGGCGGGACGACACTGACCGAGTTCTGCCACAACTACCATATGCCGATGTCCCCTGTCCGGTTCCGGACGTGGATGCTCCAAGACCAGCGCCGGAAGAATGCCTACTATGGCGCGAAGGCGCTATGGGCCGAAGCACTGGAGGACGAACTCATCCGCATCAGCGATGGCATCGGGCCGGATGGGCAAACCCCGAACCCCAATCAGCCGAGCCTGCCGGAGGACGTCCAGCGCAGCACGCTGCGCATCCAGACCCGCAAGTGGATCATGGAGAAGTCGAACCGCAAGCGGTATGGCGACGTGAAACACATCGAGCAGACCACGACGAACACGACGACGATCGATGTGGCAACCATGAGCACAGAAGACCTGAAGCGGTTCGTGCTGCGTCAGGCCGGGGCCGACGCGCTGGACGCATCGTCCCTTGACGACATGCTCTCGTCCGCCGATGACCAGCCCTAACCCTACCCCCCGCGTCGACCCCCGCGTCGACCCCCGCGTCGACCCCCGCGTCGACCCCGACCTGCTCGCGGCGCTGCGGGCCATCGCGGAGCGCGAGAAGTCCATCGCGTCCCTGCAGAACTTCGCCAGAACCTACGTCGGCGTCGAGCCGGCGCTGCACCATCGGCTGATCTGCGATGCCGTCGATGACCTCATGGGGTTCAACAACCACATCGACCCGTCGCGCGAGTTCGACGTGCTGGTGGTCATGTCGCCGCCGGCGAGCGCCAAGAGCACCTACATCTCCATCGCCGCGCCGGCTTACATCGTCGCGCGCCAGCCGACCACCCGCATCATCAGCGTCAGTCGGGCCGCCGAGCTTGCCAGCGAGTTCGGGGGACGGGTCAAGAACGTCGTGGAGTCTCCCGCGCTCCAGCTTGCCAGCCCTGTGGCCATCGCTGCCGACACGCGCGCCAAGGACAACTGGAAGACGACGCAGGGCGGCGGGTACTTCGCCGTTGGTGCCAGCGGGGGTGTGCTCGGCAAGCGGGCGGACGTGGTCATCTGCGACGACATCCACGCCTCGTTCGAGGACGCACAGTCGGAGTCGCAGCTTGCGAAACTCCGCAACTGGTTCGAGGGCGACCTGCTGTCCCGCCTGACACCCACCGGCAAGCTGATCGTCATCGGGCAGCGGCTCAACCCCAACGACATCATCGGGTTCGTCATGCGCCGCGCCGAGAACAACCCGCGCATCCGCATCCGGGTGCTCAAGTTCACCGCCGAGTGCGCCGACCCCGACAACGACCCGCTCCATCGTTCCCTCGGCGAGCGCATGTGGCCGGAGTTCTACACTGACAACTACCTGCACGACAAGAAGCAGGACGACTTCATCTGGCGCACGCTCTGGATGCAGGAACCACCCTCGGACACCGGCAGTTGGGTCAGCACTGAGAACATCCGCCATCGCCCGACGCCACCGTCCGCCCACGACCCGGCCACGCCCAAGTACGCCGCCAGCGACCTTGCGCTGTCCGTCAATACCGGCGACTACACGGTGCACTTCATCGTCGCCGTGGACACCAACGGTGACTGGGACATCATCGATGCCCTGCGCAAGCGGGTGGACTCCGACCAGTCGGCGACCGACATCGTTACCCTCGCCCAGACCTACAAGCCGCGCGAGTGGCTGATCGACGATGACAACGCGAGCAAGGTGTTCGCCCACCTTGTTGCAACGAGAGCACGCACCACCGGCACGCCGATCAACTGGAAGCCGCTGCCGATCCGTGGGCAGGACAAGGAGACACGGGCTGCCGCGCTGCGCGGACAGTTCAAGCGCAACAAGATTTACTACCCCGCGGACGCGCCGTTCGCCGGCTGGCTGACCAAGGAGATTCTGACCTTCCCGAACGCCACCGGCAGCGGGGTCGACGACGGCATCGATGCGTTGTCCCTCCTCGGTCGGCGCATGGCGTTCATCTCACCCGCGGTGACCGTCGTTGCACCACCCGTCAAACAGGGATACAGTCTGAACGATTTGTGGGAAACCCTACCTCAACAGTCATCAAGGATGTGAAATGAGCCACGACGCCTACACCACTGCCAGCAAGATCAAGTCGATCGAGGAAACCGGCAAGACACCGGAGTCCAAATATGGGCGCTGGAAGGACGAAATCACGATGGCGGAGAAGGAGTTTCGCAACTTCCAGACCCGTGGTCGCACTACCGTCCGTCGCTTCAAGGACGAACGGGACTCCGTGGACGGCAGCGAGCGCAAATTCAACATCTTCACGACCAACGTCGAGATCATGAAGTCGTCCCTCTACGCCAAGCTGCCCAAGGTGACTGTTTCCCGCCGCTTCGGTCAATCTAACGACGATCCGGCCCGTGTCGCCAGCATGATGCTGCAGAACGCCATCATGCAGGACATCGACGAGCCGGAGTGCAACTTCGGTCAGGTCATGCGGGACGCCATCGAAGACCGCCTCGTACCGGGTCTTGGCTGCGCGTGGCTGCGTCTGGAGACTGACACCGAGGAGAAGACCCTCGAAGCGCAGATCGACCCTGTCACGGGCGAAGAACTGCAGGCCGCTGCCACCTATGAGGAGGTCAGCCGTCAGGAGGTGATGATCGACCACGTGTTCTGGGAAGACTTCCTGTACTCACCCTGCCGCACGTGGCGCGAGCGCCGCTGGATCGCCCGCCGGGTCTACATGGACCAAGACGCGCTGGTCGCCCGCTTCGGCGAAGACCCCGGCAAGCAGATACCGCTGGACCACAACCCCCGGGGCAAGGACACCAACAGCAACGAGCCGCAGAACGACGTGCTCCAGAAGGCCGTCATCTACGAAATCTGGGACCGGCAGGAACGCAAGGTGTTGTGGTTGAGCAAGGCGTGGCCGAAACTGCTGGACGAGGTGGATGACCCGCTGAAACTTGAGGATTTCGATCCCTGCCCGAAGCCGCTGTTCGCCCTGACCACCACGTCCAACTGTATGCCGGTGAACGACTTTATCTTGTGTCAGGACCAGTACAACGAGCTGGACTTGGTGAACAACCGCATCAGCCTGCTGGTGCAGGCCTGCAAGGTGGTCGGCGTCTACGACGCCGGCGCAACGGGCGTGCAGCGGATGCTCCAGCAGGGCAGCGAGAACACCCTCATCCCTGTGGATAACTGGGCGATTTTCGCCGAGAAGGGTGGTGTCAAGGGCAGCGTCGACTGGCTTCCGCTGGGCGAGGTCATCGCCGCGCTCGAACGGTTACGTCAGGCACGGGATGACATCAAGGGTCAGATTTACGAACTGACGGGTATCAGTGATATCGTTCGTGGCAACACCAAGGCATCGGAAACTCTGGGTGCTCAGAACCTGAAGGCACAGTTTGCATCTGTTCGCATCCAGAAGCTGCAGGACGAGGTGGCCCGCTTCGCCGAAGAGATTCTGCGCCTGAAGGGCGAGATTATCTGCCGACACTTTGTTCCCCAGCAGATTCTCAAGCTGGCGAACATGGAGTTCTACCAGGACGCCCAAGACCCGCAGGTTATCGAATCTGCCATCCAACTGCTGAAGGGTGACCACGAAGCGTTTGAGTGGCGGGTGAATGTGCAGGCCGACAGCCTCGCCATGACCGACTACGCGCAGCAGAAGCAGGAGAAGATTGAGTTCATGAACGCCGTCGCCACCTTGCTCCAGTCGGCGGCCACCACCATGAAGGCTGTTCCCGAGTCAGCCCCCATCCTATTCGAATCGCTCAAGTTCTCCATCGCCGGCTTCAAGGGTGCTCAGGAACTGGAGGGCGTGATTGACCGCACCCTGAACGACATCATGAAGAGCATTCAGGAGCAGAAGCAGGCCGCACAGAACCAACCGAATCCCGAGATGCAGAAGGCTCAGATGCAGATGCAGATGGAACAGCAGAAGTTCCAGATGGAGCAGCAGAAGATGCAGATGGAAATGGAGATGGCGCAGCGTCAAGCCGCCTTCGACATGGACATGGAGCAGCGGAAGCAAGCGTCCGAGACAATGGCTGACCAGCAGAAACTGGCCTATGATCGTGAAACTGCCCAGATGAAACTGGAGTACGAACGTCAGATGGGCGAGATGAAGCTGGAACAGATGCGGCTGGAAATGCAGATCAAGATGCGCGGCCAGATAGCCGATATGGAAATACAGGAACAGCAACGCAATCAGGACTTGGAGGCAGCAACCACCATGCATCAGGAAAAGATGAACATGACGCGCCAGATGCACGAAGAGAAGATCGCTGCGATGAAGGCACCCAAGACTGCAACCACGTCAACCGGAAAGAAAGTGAGCGTTCAAAGTGAGTGATGTCAAAGGCCCACCGGCAGATGTAAC